CTTTTTTATATTTCTTCTTTAAATGCTCAATAACATGGGGTTTAATAATTGTATTCTCACTGTCTGGAGCTAATACTTCAATGTTATAACCAATGCTTTTAAGACACAAAGCATCTTTCAATGATGAACAAATTACTAAATAAGGGTGAGTGTAAGTTAATTGATCAAAACCTTGAAGATATGATTTTACTTTATGAAATTTATGTTTACTGGATGGTTGATATATTTTATACAACTCACCATCTTTATCAAAATATCCATAAATAGAATGACCTTCAATCTTTAACTTTTTAACATCACCTTCTTCTTCTTTAATTAAATTGTAATAATCAATAGGTTTAACATTATATTCTTTTAATAAGTTTGATCCTATTCTAAAGTTTAACCAATATCTACCATCATTTTCAGTCCATTGTCTTGTATTGACAAAATCAATTTCCCATTTTGCTTGAACTTTAAAAGAAACTTGTTCAAAATCAGTTGTCTTAACATAACTGTTGTAATCTTCTACTATTTTTCTAACAGCATCTTTATATTCCATATTAAACATAAGTTTAACTAAGTCTATTTTGTTGCCATTTTTACCAGTTGAAAAATCCTTAAACTTGTACATATTGATAGATTTATCTACGTATATACAAAAGCTTGGAGTTTTATCATTAGGGTTAAAGATTGATCTAATCTTCACATCCTGACCTGTCAAGGGTTCTGATAAATTTAAATAATATTGAAACACCCAATAGCTAGGAACATCTGAATCTTCTAATACTAAATTTTTTGTGTTAAACATATTAAGAGTATAAATAAAAATGGGACTGACCTATTAAAGCCAGTCCCATAATTAAATTAATTACTACAAATCAAAATCATCACCTGATCCAGTTGAAGCAGGTTCAAAATTACTTGTTGTAGGAGAATTTTTTTTATCTACTTTTCTCAAATGATTAGGATTGTTGCTATCAAAAATTAATAATTTAGAATTTTCAACATTCAATGCTTCTACAGGCACACCTTCTTTACTAATTTTAGGTAAGTAAAGATCATTGTTTATATAACCCTCAGTGTTTTCCCACTCACGTGCACCAAGACATACATTAACATATGTTGGACCTGATAACAATTTATCACATTTTACCATCCAGTCTTCAATTGTATTGGCTTGAATAGTATCTAACCCAGCTCTTTTATCTAAAGCTTCAGCTAAAAATATCATTGCTTTCATTACCTCAGTATCTCTACTAATTGCTTTACCACTTGGTAATGTAGTATCTTTATATGGATATGGAGAATATCTTACTCTTCCCACTTGACCTTCATAACGTGCACCGTCAGGTTTATTCATATCCTTTAAAAATCCTTGAAAATCTCCTGTTATAGGTTCTGTTTCTACATGCAACATAATATTGTATGCTTGAGCATCATAAGGGGTTTTATCAAAACTAATTGAATTGATTTTTACTTTGTGATTTCCTGTTCCAATTACTGGTTTCTCTTTGCCTGAAGCGGCTGACATGTCTTTAGTACTTAACATAATTACTTTTTTTAATTAATTGATTTGATTATTATTCTTCATATTTTTTAATGCAATCTTTTACAAATTGCAGGTTGTTTGGGATGAAGCTTTCCTCAAACATACCTTGGGGTGATTTACATGTGTTCTCTCCATTGTTTTGTGTATCAAAACCATAGACAAGTTCACCATCATCATTTTTAATAACTTTGCCAAATAAAACAATAGAAAATAGGCCTTCCAAAGTTAAAGCATTGTCAATCATTTTACCAATTGTTTTTGCTTTAATTTTTCTATTTCCATTGATATCAGTTGCATCTTCTGAGTGAGTCAAAAAGAATACAGTTAGATCATCTCTCAAATCTTTAGGTAATTTAGCTACCTGAGCTAAGTTTGCTGCAATTTGAGTAAATTTCTCATAACCTTTTTCATTTGCTCTATCAAAATATTCAAAAGAACTCATATACTGCCAATCATCTACAACTAAAGTTTTGATGTGAGGCATCTTTTCATTAACATGTAATACTGCTTTAACAACGCCAGCAGCTGATGAAGCTGATGCAAGATTACCTTTTGGGTTATCTTTTGAAATAGCTGTATACATTCCTTTCCAACCTTTAAAAGGTAATGGTTTATTTGCAATGTTAATTACAAATGTTTCATCAGGATTTAAATGCCTGATTGATGTTGATTTGCCTGTCCCTGAGTCAGCAATGATTAATACACTTTGTGCCATATTTATTTATTTATTAAGGATACTATTTAATGTTAATTGAATTGATTTAAGTGTTTTATTGATATCAAGCAAAGCTTCAACTAATCCAGGTGCTTCTTTCTTATCTGGATCTGGTAAATCTGGATTTGCGAATTGCAAATTTAAATTAGCAAAGTCATGAATTAATTTACCTCTGCTTGTTACATCATTTATAATCTTTAATTCACTAACAGGAATTATATGTCTTATAAATCCAGTACTTGATTCAATTAATTCATACTCTTCTCTCCAATGAGGATTGTGTTTATGAAGATATAGAGTTCTTTTTGGGTCCTCTGTATCATAATTTATACTTACAAACTCAGTATATATGTCTTCATTCTTTTCAAACTCACTAGGAAAGAAACTCACATATAGTTCATCTTTTCCACTTGGCCTATAAGCCATCTTAGGAATATATAATGCATTAGGTATTCCATTAGTTTGGAAATAATCTTCATGCTCTTCTCTTAAAGCATTTACTTTGGTTTTACGCTCATCTGGTGTTATTGCCATCTCTTTTGTATTATTTAAATTTTTAGTACTTATCATATTATTTTATTTATCTTCTTTCTTGAACTCCTGGTGTAGGCATTTCTTCAAGTTGCATTGATTCAAACTTAGCTTTAAAGAAACTCATTCTAGTATCACCATTCCTTGCTTTAAGAAAATGTAACACTATAGTTTTATCATCTTCAATGATATATCTATCAGGTCCATAAAATCTAATCTTTTGTTTTGCAGGTCTATTAATACCAATTAAAGTATCAGCATGTTGTAACATAGCATCTGAACCAAATATATCTGATTCAAGAATATAATTACCATACTTACCATCTATTGCTCTTTCCGGGTTATCAATATTCCTATTAAGTTGAGACAAAGCAATAAACAAACAAGGATAGTCACGTTTACATTGAGTAAAGAACTCACCTAATTCAAATAACATATCTAATGAATTGTTTTGATAAGGTGCTCTTTTAACCAACATAGTATGATCCAAAGTAATTATTGTCTTTGTTCCTTTATGTTGATTCATATACATATCAATCTGCTCACGCATTTGATTTACAGTCATTGGAGTACTTACAATATCTACAGGATGCTTAACTCTTTCTTTAGCATACTGATGACATGTATTAAGTGTGTCAGCAGTAATTAAACTACCTGCACTACATAACTCTTTGTAACTTTTACCAGTTACTGAAGAAAATTCTCTAATTGCTGAGGTTCTACCAACCATCTCATATTGAAACTCTAATACCCTAAATGAATCATTAGGATTTAATGCAAAAGATTCTCTTATGATTTGATCTTTAATTAATGTTTTACCTGAACCAGGTCTTCCACCAATAACCGTTAATGTGTTCCACTCTAAACCATCAGTTGTAGCATCATTGAATTTTGGCCATGGTGTATATATAGACTTCTCCTCACCGGTCTGTCTTTTGTACATGTATTTTAATGCTTCATTAAAGGCAGCATATTGACCTATCCAAGATTCTGTTGGTTTACTCATTTTCTATAATATTTATTACATCTTGAACTGTTTGAATGCTAGCATTACAAAATTTTTCATCAGGTTCCCATTCTCCATCTCTTATCATCATGAAATCTTCTCTGATAGAATCCAATTTTTCAAGAATTTTGTTAATATTTTCAGGGCTCATAATTTTTGTATTTCATTTTTAACATCATACCAATATTTACTTCTTATTTCTTCAATTAAGAGATCAACTGCTATTAATGCACATTGTTTGGCAAATTCAAATTCATTGTCTCTGTCTGTAAATGCTTCAAATGCATAAATTAACTGTGTTGCTTTTTCTTTTGGTGTCATATTACATTTTCTTTAAAATGTTTAGCTTCTGTTTCTTCTATACCATCTTTAATCATATCACAGTAATCTGCCAATGTAGATGATTTTACTTTGTGCTTATCTTGTTTGCATATAAAGTATTGACTAGTTTGCATATACATGTATTGTGCATCCCTGTATTCATTTACATACATCTTAGTAGCTTTTATAATTTGTTCCCAAGTATAATCATATGTTTCAAATAACCATCTGAATGATTCAGACAACATCTTTACATTAACCCTGGCTGGTTTGCCACTGGGAAGTTTTATATTAGGAAATATTTCTCTATAGATATTTATCTTATCAACAAAGTCTTGTCCCATTAACTGAGCATCTGTTTTCTTTTTTGCTTTGATAAAATAATTATCTAAATGTACTATCAAGCATTTAGCTTCAGCACTCATTGTATATCTACCATTATCTAAGATTAAATAGCCTAATTTTTCTAGTGCTAATTTATCTTCAGTTGTTACTTGAGGCAAAGCAACTCCTTGCTTTATTCCAAATAATAATAGTACTTGATTTGGTGTTAAATTGTTTTTCAGCATCATCTGAAATAATTCCCACATATTGTTTTGGTTTTAATTGTAAGTATTTGATTATCAGATATATGATTAAAAAGATGAACAACAAAAATAAGCAAAATTTACCAATTAATCAAAGGTTTATCTTGTTTTTTCAGTTCTAAATTTGCTTTATTAAACACATCATTGTGGTCCCATTCTCCACCTTTATATGCAGCTGATGCTGGGTGAGAACATTTAAGTATTTTACAATCAGGCAATAGTGTTTCCCATTCTTCAGCTTTTTTACCCATCAATATAAAGAT